TGGTCAAACAGAATTCTTACACTAAACGGTTCATTTATGCCTCAGTCTCCCGAGGATGCTCCAGCCGCTAGAAATGCTCTTATCGAAGCAATTAGTCTGATAAAAACTGGTGGTTGGCTAATTGTCTATGAAGACGGCACAAATGAAAATGGTAAGGCTGCTTATGTAAGACTTAGTGGCGTCCCTCAAATTGCAAGCGTTAATGCTCGTGGTCGACATGACTTTTCTATCGGTCTTAAAGCCGTGGACCCAATCAAGTATGAGTTTGTCGACGGGCACCCAGACGGCTATAACTCTGTAACCATAACTCCGACCGCCGGGCAGGGAACTGCAACAATAGAAAATATTGGAAATGTTCCAGTTCCAATTGTTATTGAACTGTCCAAAAATTTTGCTGTTGTTGACCCGGAAGATGCACCACCAACAATAACAAATGATGCTAATGACCAGTCAATAACTATTATTGCTGGCACTTCGGCCACAAACAAACTTGAAATAGATACTTACAATCGAGAGGTTTTAGAAGTTCAGTACGACACCGTAGACCCCAACAAAGTGGTTAATGTGTCTAATGGTCGAGCAAAAGTTTCTGTTTTGATTGACTGGATTTATTTACAACCTGGCGAAAATGACATAAATTTAACAGATTTTCCAAGTGGTTCAACTTGCACGATTCTTTACCGCTCTGGCTGGATTGGCTAGCTGCTAAAATAATATAAAGACTTTAAGGACAAAAGATGGCAGTATCAACCTCACCAGACAATCAATCGGTTAATTACCGTTATTTTGTCTGCGACCTGATGACTAACAATCTTTTGGCTGAAATTCCTTTTAGGGGCGTTTCCTATTCTAGGTCTCTCACTGAAGCCGGAACATTCACCGGGGATATTGCAGTAACCGAGGATACTTACAACTTAAATATTTATGAAAACACACTCCCAGCTAAAACTGCTCTTTATGTAGTTAGAAATGGGGTTTGCGTCTGGGGCGGAATAATTTGGGGAAGAACTTACAGCCTTATCGACAAAGTTCTTTCTGTTACTGCTGCAGAATTTCCTAGCTATTTAAACAGAAGAGTTGTATGGAAAACTTGGAATAGCGCGTACGAAGCTTCTGCAATTGTAGAAAGCGAAACGGCAACAGTAACTTTAAAACTTGGACAGTATCCGTTTGCAGTGGGCGAAACAGTTTGGATTGATTGGGGTAAAAATTATGCTAAATACAACGGTTATTTCACAATACTAACCACTGGAGTAACCGTTGAAGACAGTTTGTCATTTTTTACTGCTTCTGCAACGTATGTGGATGAAAATGGGCAAAATAAAACTATTCCAGATATGCCAGTTGGATTTCTTGACCCAGATACTGGCGAAGAAACTTTTATTACTGTAGAAACTAGACAAGACACTTATAACTATGCTCGTGATTTAATCAATGAGCTAAAGACTGACCTTTTTGATTTTGATTTTGCAAATGACGATATTAGACCAGGTGTTGAGCTATTTAATGAGATTGCTTCTGTTTCTAGGTCTGGCAATATTGCTACAGTTGTTTTAACAAAAAAGCACGAACTAGTTGCTGGCCAAAAAGTTTCTATTTCAGATGTAGAAATTGCTGGGTTTGACAATAAAGAAGCAATTGTTCGTTCAGTTCCAAATGATACTACATTTACATACAACAATTCTGGCTCTAATGTTACTTCTAACATAAGCCCGTTTGAATACACAGTTCAATCTTTTAGTAGAAGCGGAAATATTGCTAAATACACAACTACAACTTCTCATGCTTTGGCAGCAGATGACATAATCTACATAGAAAATGTCAGCGAAACTTTTGATGGTTATTTTAAAGTTTACGATGCCCCAAGCTCAACAACTTTCAGAGTTGTAATGGCTGGAGCAAATATTGCAAATAGTAATACTGACATAACCTCTACCACCTTCCCTCCAAAAGTAAGAAGGCGGGGCGCTATTACTTATGGAACATACGGCGAACACACAACCTTGGGAGATTTGGGGTTTGACCTGTCTCAGGCTCCACTTGCTAGCCAAAAATTAGAGCTAAATCCAATTATTAGGGGTTTTGAGCTAAAAACTGTCGCAGAAATACTTGAAGAATACTCATCAAAACCAAATGGCTTTGAGTATCGAATTGATTGTGAATACGATGCAGCAACTAACACATTTAAAAAATATTTTAAATTTTTGCCACTAATTCCTCAGAGTCTTTCAGATTATTTAGATTCTTTGTCTCCAGGATGGAATGGAGATATACCAGCTAGTGCTTACGGTGCTCAAAATCTTATATTTGAATACCCTGGAAACATTTTAGAGGCTCAGTTTGAGGAAAACGCCGAAGAAGCGGCAACTAGAATTTTTGTAAAGGGTAAAGACCCTAATCTAAATTCTGACGCAAGCCAGCCCTATTCTTCGGCTTCTAACCACAAACTGTTGAATCAGGGGTGGCCGTTAATTGACGATGTTGACGACTTAGACTCTCCCGACGAAAAAGTGCTTTGGAAACAAGCTGCTAGATTATTAGAAGAATCAGTTCCCCCGATAAGTACGTTTACTATTTCTGTAAATGGCTCTGCCAATCCAACACTGGGTTCATATAAACCGGGAGACTGGTGTTCTGTAAAGCTAAATGATGATTTTGTAAGTTTAAGGGCGAATAGTTATTTAGAGCAAGATTATGGGACTGATAGCGGGGTTTTGGTTAGAAAGATAATTTCATACTCAGTTACTATTCCAGATACCCCGAGTTACCCCGAAGAAGTTTCATTAGACTTAGTTACAGAGCCCTCTATTCCAATTAGCGGGATTCAAATTATTGACGGAAAGGCAATACTAGAGTAATGGGAATTCGTCGTCGTCGCAGAAAATTAACTAGTCTAATGAGCAGACTGGAGCAACGCGTTCGTTCCGTCGAGATGCGCTCTACTAATCTTCTAACTAACAGTGAAATACAAGCTTTACTACCAATAGACACTGCCCCCGAAACTCCTGCTTCCGTGGTCGGTCCAGATGCCCCGGGGCAGTTTAGAAAAATACAAGACGCTTATTTATATACGGCAAAACATGCCGGAACCCAGCAGGACCGAGTTGAAATATATCTAGAGTCAGATTTAGGTGTAGAAACAAATGAAAAAATTGAAGTACGAGGCATCTATATCACCACTGACGCCAGTTTACAGATAGATGTAGATGGAACTTTTGACGTAAAACATACTGACACTCCACCCTGGGACAACAGAAATCTTCCAATTAAAGTTACTCCGCCAAGAGTAAAGCACGACCCTACTCAAGATCAGCTTGCTGGCGTAACGATTACAAACACATATTCATTTGTCCCCGAAACTCAGGCTCCTACCACTTTAAGTGCTAGAAAAAGGCTTTCAACTAAACGACTAATAAGCACGTATGCAATTACTGGCACCACTGCAACTATCACTACAAGCTCTGCTCATAGTTTTAAAGCTGGAGATATACTTTTCTTTGACTTGTTTTCCTCTAGTCCAACTGTTTTTGGCTTAGATGGTCTTTTCAAAATTGATTCTGTAACGAGCAACACTCTTGTCTATACTCTACCAGCGGGCGTAGTTACTCCAGTTCCGGCCACTGCCCCTGTTTCTGCTAGCTACGTATTTCCAGTTGCCAGAGAATATCTTCCAATTGGTTCCACGTGGGCGGATAGCACTAATAGTAAAATCTATTATTGGGACGGCATTCGTTGGGTAGATTTTTCTACTGTTGCTGACCCCATTAGAGATGGAGACCCTCCCGCAGCTCCAACAAATTTACAAATTACTTCTGTTCCAAAAGTACATGGCCCTCTTTTTAATTCGTATTCTGAAGTAACACTAACTTGGACTGCCCCGACTTTAACTGAAGCAGGAGAGCCTCTAACAGACTTAATAGGTTATGTAATTAAATACCGAACTAGTCCGACTGCCGACTGGGATAGCCACTTTTTACCTACCACTTCTGCATCGTCATTTGTATTTGGCCCTAATTTTGATTTGGAGCAGGGTGAAACTTACTATTTTGAACTATATGCAAGAGACTCTGGTAGCCAAGACTCTGACCCCGCCACTGCTACTCACACTACCCAGCTAAAAACGGGCGACCACACTACTTATCCACCAACTCCTCCCATTGCTACCAGCAGATTGGGAACAATTACTGTTACTTGGGATGGGTTTTTAAAGACAGGTCCGAGTACAACCGTAGCTGCTCCAGCTGACATAGTTGTGATGAAAATTTATCTTTCAACGGTTTCTGGGTTCACTCCTGGGCCTACCAATTTGGCTTTAAGCACTAGAGTATTTGGTCCAGAGGGTGGATTTGATGTTCTTACAGATTTAAATTACAATACTTCTTATTACATAAAAATATCTTTAGTAAATACTTCTGGAGTTGAAGGGTCCCCCTCCGAGCAAGTCACCGCTCAGGTTTCTCCGTTAGTTAACACAGACTTAATTTATTCAACCCTAAACACTTGGCCTTTTGTTGACGGAACTGTTTCTGCAAATGCTTTAGCAAATGGTGCCGTAACTGCGTCTAAGATTTTGGGCGGCGCTGTTCAAGCGCAGGCCTTAGCAAATGGTGCCGTAACTGCTTTAGCAATAGCAGCTAATGCCGTCACTTCGGCAGCCATAGCAGCTAATGCTGTAACTGGACCCGCCATTGAAGCTTCAGCTATTACAGCCGGTAAAATAGCGGCGGGCGCTGTAACTGCAGCAACAATAGCTGCGGGCGCTATAACTAGCGAAAAAATTACAGCCGGGGCTATTGGTGCTCAGCAAATAGCAGCTGATGCAATTACCGCAGATAAAATTTCCGCTGGTGCTATTGGGGCTGATGAAATAGCTGCTGGGGCTATTATTGCCGGAAAAATTGGAGCAGATGCAGTAACTGCCGCAACCATAGCTGCGGGAGCTATTACTGCAGGAAAAATAGCCGCTAACGCGGTTGAAGCTGACAAAATTAATGCCGGAGCTATTACTGCCGTAAAAATCTCGGCGGGTGCTATCAGCGCAGATAAAATAGCTGCAGATGCAATTACTGCCGACAAAATTCAAGCAGATGCCATAAGCACCTATGTTTTTAATGGTAGAGAAATTAGACTATCTGCCTTTGTAACAAATCAAAATCCAAAAATTAGCTTAACAAAGGACAGAATTGCAGCTTTTAGGTCAAACGGAACTACAAGTTTCCGACTTACCGCCGGGGGTGATTTTTATGCAGACGACGTGTTTATTGACACTGCAACTGTAAATGGGACGGTTACCGGTGGAACATTTACTGGTGGAACTTTTAGAACTGCTTCCTCTGGAAGAAGAGTTTTGATGAGTGCCGCTAGTAATGCATTAGTTTTTTATAATGATTCTGGCAGCGAAGTTGGAAGAATAACTGGACAATCTTCTTCTTCTCTAAATTATTTGACTGGTGGACTCCACGTATTTCAAGTAGATAACATTGCAACACTTTCAATAAGTAGCACTGGAATGGCTCTCTCTACTGGAAAAACTTTTAATAGTAATTTAGACGTAGTTGGAGGTATAACAACCACTACATCTATTGTGGCCGACACATTTGTTCGATCTGGCGCTGGACTTGGGTCAACATTAAACACCAATGGAAACATTACAGTAGCCACATTTGGGTCGAGTACATTAGCAGCTAACGTAAGAGGTGCAAATGGTTCTGCTTTAGCCATTTCATCTTCGGATGCTAGACTTAAGAAAAACATTGAAACAATAGCTTCTGCACTAGATTTGATTAAACAAATAAATCCAGTTACATTTGACTCTATTGTTGACGATACTGACAGAAGAATTCCTGGATTTATAGCTCAGGAACTGGAAGAAATTTTTGACGATAATTTAGTAATTGTATCAAAAATACCGCCAGGAACTACCGATGTGCCGTTTGACATTGAAGGTGACCCGCTGAGGTCTGTAGAGCATATACACTTAATTCCGTATCTTGTTAAAGCAATTCAAGAATTAGAAACTAAAATAACTGCACTAGAGGAGAAATAAATGACAGAAAATGACAAAGAAAACGAAAATAGCGTTGATATAGCTATTCTTTTAGATGTTACAAGAAAAAAACTAGCTCTTGCTACTTTTCAGAACACAGAGTTGGAAGCTTTAATAGTAGAGCTAAAAAAGAAAATTAGCGATTTAGAGCAAAAATAAAATGTTAGAAGTTCGTGATGGCGATAGAGTGCTGCAATTTAATGGCACTTTATTAGCTAAATCTACCTCCGAAAGACGTGGTGCTTATCGCTGGATAGAGTTCGAGCTTTATAAAACTGAAAGCGGCTCCTATATTCTTTCTAGAATAGGTGTTTCTCTTATTTACCATGGAGCCGCGTGCGCTATAGTTTCAAAATACAGGTTAAACGAATCTGCATCTGAAAGTCTTTCTAGTAAAGCTGTACCGTGCGAAGAGTGTCAACCAGACGATAGCTTAGATTTGATATTTCCAGAAAAATACAGATACTGGGCTCAGGTAAGTGACCAGCCAGAAGCAGTTTTAGATTCACTGTATAAATATGACGAGACGAACGGAGCGTACTACCTAACGAGCGTTGCTCAGCGGCTACTTCAACAAGCCGCTAGAGTTGACTCTGGCATTAGCCAGGTATACAATGTTGAAATAATTCCTTAGTAGCGAAAGACGTAAATGACAAATGAACTAGACGGAGTTGAACTCCACCTAGTTAATTCAGTAGAAAAAGCCAGCCAATTTATCAGCTGGCTAGGTGAGAGACGCCCGCTCGATGCCGTTGCAATTGACACTGAAACTGGAGAACTTCCAGGCAATCCCAGAAATGATGCCCTATCGCCTTGGCACGGACGCCTGCGTCTGGTTCAGGTTGGAGATGCTAGGCAGGGCTGGGCTATCCCGTGGGATGAGTGGAAGGGCGTTTTCTATGATGCAATGGACCGCTTTGACGGCCCTATTGTTTGTCACAACATAGCGTTCGAAGCTAAATGGTTTGACCAGCAGTCTCGGTGGAAAATGCCATGGCACCGAGCACATGACACAATGCTTATGGCCAAGATTATTGACCCACTTGGCTCGGGTGCTCTAAAGACTTTAACTGAATCAATTGTTGACCCACGGGCTGCCGCACTACAGTCTGTTCTTGATTCCACCCTCTTGGAGAACGGTTGGAGCTGGGGAACTGTTCCAATTAATTTTGAGCCTTACTGGTCTTATGGTGCCTTGGACCCCGTTTTGACAATGCGTTTATTTGAGCGCTTTTGGGAAAACTGCGCCCCGGGGAAGCCATACAGTTTCGCTTACGAACTTGAAATGAATACTAGGCGAATAGCAACAAAGATGGAGTTAAACGGTGCTCGTTTGGACCTTAATTACTCAAGGAAAAAATACTCTGAATTAATTAAATACACTGAAGATGTTGCATCTTGGGCAGAGTCTTCTTACAAATTAAGCATTGGAAGTAATCAGCAGCTTGTAGTTCAGTTTGAAAAAATGGGCGTAGAAATTACAGAACGAACTGAAAAAGGACAAAAGTCTATAAATGCTGACCAGTTGAAAATGATTGTTCGTGACGGTAATCCAGAGGCACAAGAACTTGCTAGAACTACGCTCAACTATCGACAGTCTCTTAAGTTGGCTAATACATATTTTTCTAACTTTATAAATGACAACATCAATGGATTTGTACACCCATCCATCAACACAATGGGCGCCCGCACCGGGCGTATGTCTATCCAAAACCCTGCGCTACAAACTCTCCCGAAGGGTGACGACACTGTCCGCCGTGCGTTCTTACCTAAAGATGATGACCACGTCATTGTTACTTCCGACCTTGACCAGGTTGAGTTCCGTATGTTTGCGTCTCTATCGCAAGACCCGAATTTGATTCAGCTGTTTAAGCGAGCCGATGCAACAGGCTCTGACCCATTTACTGAAATTGGTCGTGAAGTTTATCGTGACCCGGCTATGCAAAAGTCTGACAAGCGCCGTGCCCTTATTAAGGGTGTTGTATATGGTCGTCTCTACGGTGCGGGCGTTGCAAAGCAAGCTCTTACTGCTGGTGTACCTGAGGAGCAGATGCGTGCTGTTTCTAATGCTTTTGACGATAGCTATCCTGGCATGCAGCGCTTTCAAAAAACCATCGAGCAAAAGGGCTTAATGCGACTAGAGGCAGAGGGGCAGGGCTACGTAAATACTTGGACTGGACGTAGATTGCCTTGCGATGATAACAAGGTTTATACATTAGTCAACTATCTGATTCAGGGCGGGGCAGCGGAAGTGTTTAAATCTAATTTGATTAAATTAGACCAGCAAGATTTAACAGATTTGCTTATTGTTCCAGTACACGACGAAATCGTGCTAAATGCACCAAAAGAAGACGCTGAAGAGATTAAACGACTAGTAAGAAAATGCATGACAACTAGCGAGGGATGGGCGGTGCCACTCACCGCTGACGTAGACGGACCTCTTGTGAACTGGGGCGCTAAGTATGCCTAGGTACGTTTTAGCCATAGATCCAGGAAAGGTAACTGGAATGGCCTTATTTAGCCTTGAGAGCCTTTCTGAGCCGGTTTTAGAGTGGGCTAAGGAGCTAGAACAGGACGAGGTTGCCGAGGCCGTACGGAGCGTTTTATGGGCTCCTGAGAAGCGTTTTCAGCTGGACGTTGTCTGTGAAAGATTTATTATAAATGCCCAGACAGTTAGGAACTCCCAAGCCCCGTACTCTCTTGAGGTTATAGGGATAGTTAAGCAGTGCCTAAAGGATAATGGGCGTTCAATGGACGACATTTTCTTTCAAGCTCCTGCTGATGCCATGACTATGTTTGACAACAAGAAGCTTAAGAAACTAGAATACTGGTATGTAGGAGGTGGCGGCCACGCTTTAGACGCAATCCGACACGCCCTACTGAGATTAGTAAAAATAGGCTGGAAACCAGTAAAATTGCTGGAAAACTAGTTATTATCAAAAATAACGTGCAAGCGTAATTTTTTTGTGATAATATAAATAGACAGAATGACGGATGGAGCCCAATTTGGGTGTTTATGTAGAACTCGATAACGACCACATAATTATTAACGCTGAGTGGCGTTTAAAAGAAGTTTGCCGAGCCCTACCAGGTTCCAGATGGGATTCTGACAAGAATGTTTGGAGAATTCCGGTTTCATGGACTGGTTGCCTGTCGCTTAGGTCAACGTTTGGGCAGCAACTAGAAATTGGACCAAAATTAGCCGAATGGGCAAAAAACGAAAAAGCCTTAAGAATTGACCCCTGCAATGTTCTACGAGAAATTGAGGCAATGGAGGATGGCGACCAAGACCTTTTCCCCCACCAAAGAGCTGGTGTTGAGTGGATTGTGGCCGCTAGAAAGGGACTACTAGCTGATGAGCCCGGGCTTGGCAAAACTGCTCAGGCTATCCGAGGATTAAAAAAACTTTACGAGAACGGAGAGGATATTTTTCCTCTGCTAGTTGTTTGCCCTAACACCCTAAAAACTAACTGGGAACGAGAGTTCGATAAATGGTGGCCTGGAATTGATGTACAAATTATTAAAGGCTCTGCTACTCAAAGAAGAAAAGCCTTCGACCACGAAGCCCAGGTTTATGTTGTTAACTGGGAATCGCTAAGAACTCACTCAAAGCTTGTGTCTTATGGCTCTATTGCTCTAGCTCGATGCACAGAATGCGGCGGTCACGATTCTAAAATAACTCCAGCGAGATGTGAGGTTCACACTCGGGAACTAAACATGATTAATTTTAAATCAGTTATTGCTGATGAAATTCACCGCTCTAAAGATCCTAAATCAAAACAGACCCGAGCGCTGTGGGCTGCCTCTGGTCAGGCTGAATTTAGATTTGCCCTTACAGGAACTCCTATTGCAAATAATGTTGTAGACCTATGGCCCATCCTTCACTGGCTAGACGAAAAAGAGTGGCCAAGTAAAACCAAGTGGATTGACAGGTATGTCAACACTTTCCCTAATGCTTTTGGAGCATTAATGGTCTTGGGATTAAAGCCCGCTATGGAAACAGAATTCTTTGCCGGTATTAATCCACGAATGAGAAGAATGCTAAAAGCTAGAGTTCTACCCTGGCTTCCAGAGGTTATTAATGACCGAAGAGATGTCGAGATGGGTCCTAAGCAAGAAAAAGCTTACCGACAAATGCTGGATAACATGATGGCTATGTTGGAGTCAGTTTCAGATAGAGAGCTAGATAGCCTAGAAATGCAAGAAAGCGACTACTCTGGTGACTTAATTGTTGCAACTAATCCAATGGTACAGATGGGCAGACTAATTCAGTTTGCCAGTGCATATGGTCAAATAGAGTTAACCGAGGATGGCGAAAAGATGTTGCTGTCAGACCCATCCTGTAAGGTCGATGCTCTAATGGACGACATTTCAAATGGAGACTTCGGAGACGACTCGGTGGCTGTATGTGCTGTTTCTAGGCAGCTTATTGAACTTCTGAGTGCTCGTATGACTAAAGAAGGAATAAGACACGGACTTATCACGGGTGCACAAAGTGAGTATGAGCGACAGCAGTCAATTGACGATTTCCAGACTGGACGAGTCAAATGGATTCTTTTCACTGCGCAGGCTGGCGGTGTTGGTGTTACTTTGACAGCGGCACGTCGACTTGTTATGCTTCAGAGACCATGGTCACTTGTTGACTACAAGCAGGCTTTGGACCGAGTTCACAGGATTGGCTCTGAGATTCACGATTCCATTGTAATTACTGACTACGTTACAGAAGGAACTGTAGAGGAAAAGGTAATTGACACGCTGGGAGCTAAAGACTACAATTTCCAGCAAATAGTGAAAGATAAAGAACAACTATTGAAAATTCTTAAGGACGCTTAATGACATCTCCCGGACCAATAAGAATTTCTAATTCAGAAATTCAAACATTCAAAGATTGCCGCCGACGCTGGTGGTTTACTTACTACCGTCGACTTAGACCAAAAGTAGAAGAGTTTACTGGAGCACTAGCTCTCGGGTCTAGAATTCACGAAGCCTTAGATAGGTACTATTCAACTGGTCAGGATTTGCTTGAAGCCCACGCTGAGCTGGTTCAAGAGGATATGAAAAAGATGAATGATGCTTATCGTGACACATCTACTTTAGAAACCGAGGCTGAGCTCGGGAGGGTGATGCTTGAAGGCTACCTAGAGTGGGTAGAGCTAAATGGTATTGACTCTGAACTAGAAAAAATTTCTACAGAAGAAATAATCGAGCGCCCGATGATGGACGGCCGAGTGATTCTTCAAGGAAAGATTGACATGCGTGTTCGCCGAAAGATTGATGGTGTTCGTATGTTCCGTGACTTCAAAACTGTTGGTGGTTCTTTTGCTGACTTTGGTTCGCAGGCGCACATGAATGAGCAGATTTTGACATACATGACTTTGGAAGAAGCCCAGAATCAAGATGGCGAGCGTTCCGAGGGTGGTATCTTCACAATGCTCCGCAAAGTAAAGCGTGGTGCATATGCTAAGCCACCTTTCTACGACCAGATTGAAGTTAGACACAATAAATTTGCACTCCGCTCTTTTTATGAGCGTCTAGAGGGAACACTGGAAGACATTCTTCGTGTCCGCGATGCTCTAGATGCTGGCGAGAGTCACTATAAGCACGCATATCCACGTCCTACTAGGGACTGCAAGTGGAAGTGCCAATTCTTCGCTATTTGCCCGTTGGTTGATGACGGAAGCGCTGCAGAGGCTGCAATTAGCGATGCGTTTGAGGTCGCCGACCCTTACGGATACTACGGAATAGAAAAAGAGAAGGGAAGTGAGTAATGTCTAATGCAGTGGATCGCAGCTTAACAATTATGGTTTATGGCGAATCCAAGGTTGGTAAATCCAGCTTTGCAGTAACGGCACCATACCCACGCCTCATGCTTGACGTTGAAGGTGGACACAGATTTCTGCCCATTAACATTAAGTATTGGGACCCCCTGATCGAAGAACCACCACTAGCTGACGGCACTTGGGACACGGTTGTAGTGAAAGTAAATAGCTACGACGTTGTTATTAAGGCCTTCCAGTGGCTTCAGTCAGGAAAGCACCACTTCAAATCCTTGATTATTGACTCCATTTCGGAGCTTCAGGTCAAGTGTATGGAGAATATTGCAGGCACAGAGCAAATGAAGATGCAACAGTGGGGCGAACTACTTCGTCACATGGGCGCACTACTTCGTGATCTCCGTGACCTAACAATGCACCCAACTCAGCCTCTCGAGGCTGTAGTACTGACCGCTATGGCACGTAAGGGGCAGGATGGCGTCTACCGTCCTTACCTACAGGGCCAGCTAGCGATTCAGGCCCCATATTTCTATGACATCCTTGGTGCAATTACGGTGGAGACGGAGCCAAATCCTGACCCACTACAGCCACCATACAAGGTGCGTCGCATGTATGTAGAGCGCACACCAGAATATGAAGCTGGAGAGCGCGTTCAGGGACGTCTAGGAAAGGTAGTACAGCAGGGAGACCTTGGGGTCGAACGCATGCTGGACATGGTCTTCGGCGAAAAGAAGACACAAACAACTAAGAAAGCAAGTTAAGGAAGGCAGTTATGACTACTGTTAATTTCGCAGCGCTCGTCCAGAAAGCTGGAGATGCAGCTGCAAAAACTAACTACGAGCCACTCCCAGAGGGTGACTACGAGTTCAAGGTAATTGAGGCTACGGCCACTACTGCATCAACTGGAAAGTTGATGTTTAAGATAACTAGCGAAGTTCAAGGTGGACCACACGACAAGCGTCGCGTTTGGGACCAGTGGGTTGTAAGCCCAGACAACGAAGTTGCTATGAACATTTTCTTTGGGAAGGCCGCTGCTATTGGCTTAACCAAGGACTACTGGCTAGCAAATCCGTCTCCAGCAATGGTAGAGCAGGCTTTGTTGGGCCGTACTTTCCGAGGTAGGGTTGAAATCAGAACTTACCAAGGAAAATCAAGTAATGACATCAAGAGCTACTATGCATCTTCTGGTGCTGGTAGAGCTTCTGTTGCTACTACAGCAGGTGCTGCAGTTCCAGCTCCTGCTCCTGCTCCTGCTCCAGCTCCAGCGCCGGCACCTGCTCCTGCCTCACCTGTAGCTGAAACCGGAGATGCTCCTTTCTAGTAAAAACGGCGGGGTGCCCTGTCTCCGGGTGCCCCGCCCAAACTAATTTTGGATTTAAAATGAAAATATTATTTACTGGTATGGGCTCCCATCACTGTAAGAAACCATCTAATGTTAGTTTTTTTAGCATTTTAGATTCTTTTCTATCTCAGTACGGCGAGGTTGTTTGGAAGTCGCCCGACGTATCTTGGACTAGAGATGATTTAGAAAAATACGATCAAATTATTTTTGGCATGCTGCCACCAACATCTCTTAGTGCTAACAAACTCTACGGAGCACTCCATGTTTTGGGTCTAATGTTTGACTCTCCAAAACTAAAACTAGTTGTAGACAGCCCTCAGGTTTGGCAGTATAAAAACAGCATAGCTGCGTCTGTTAAAAACCCTTCAATTCTTTTTGGCAATTTTTATGCTAAAAGAGAGGGATATCAAAAGGTTTTAAAAAATCCAGCTATTGTAGAAAAAGCCGTTGCACATATGCTCGTATCAGAGTGGCCAACCATTATTTACCCTTCCCTACCTTGGAATAGTGACGAAAAGATATCGTCGATTCTAGGTTTCGGCACCAAAAACAAAGTTATTGGCCTAAACTTTGATTCACTGTATATTGAACCAGAATCTCCTCGAATTGGTAGAAAAGATTATTGGTCAGTTGAAAACATAAAAAGCAGCTGGATAGATACTTTAAATAAATCAACAGTGTTTCCAAAAGAGCCTACAAAACTAGGAAGAAAAACCGATGATAATTATGCTTTAGAAACTATAAGAAGCGGAATAGGCCTAATTCTTCCCCCTCAAGAAAGAAATTCAACAACTTGGTGGAATTATAGAATTATTCAAGCTCTAAACACATCAACCCCAATTGCAACCTATTGGCAAGACACTAAAAACTTTAGTGATAGCTGGTCGTTGCTTCCCTACCAAATAGAAGATATGTCTCCTGCTCAAAGACAGCAGTTGGCATCCACCCAGCGGGGGGTATATTTAGAAGCATTGCCATCAAATAAAGAATTACAAGATGAAATAGAAAAAATTCTGATAGTATCTACATTAGAGAGGATATAACCTTAAATGCCACAGATTGATAGAGATTGGGTAGCCGAACAGCTCGAGGCCGCCAAGGTTAAAGTTGGCTCTGGTAAAGCAATTATGCGTCTACTAGAAGCTTGGAATGAGATTCCAGAACTTAGCGAAAACATGACCGAAGAAGTTTTAACTGTTTTCCCGGCTATAGCCCGAGGGCACACACTAAAGATAGAAGAAAACGAAAATGACTACACATGGACCCCGCTCCAGCCAGGACAAATCGTCGTTGGAGATATCGTCAGAGTTAAGGCAGATGCTTACTCAGACAAGCTCGGACCCATACACAACGGCCGCCGCGGCACAGTGGTTGCAGTTCGTTATGGAGACGTCATCTTCAATGACACCGACGGAAAAAAGCCAGAACTTAGGGGCGTCCACTACTCCCCATACAAACTAGAGAAGCGCGTAAGGAAGCAGTAATGCGAACTAGCTTTGAGCTAAAAATACTTGCTAATACTTTAGATAAAGCAAAAAAGACTGCTATAGCTGAAGTTGGCAGATTTCTAGGTATTCCAGAAGAAGACGTAGAAAATAAGGTTTCTTTAGAGCTTAAAGTTTCATATCCGGAGGCCGAAACACTAGTAGAAATTGAACAGTCAGTGGAAACTGGCATTTTTCAGGTAGTAGTTTATGGGTCACTAAAACAGAGCGTAGCCAAACCATTTGGATTTGACAAATCTTAAAGTCTTTGCTAGCTTGTAGTCATGCAAACATTTGTACCGCTATTTGGCTCGGCGGACACCGCACAGGTTCTTGACCGCGCCAGGCTCAATAAGCAGGCCCTAGAGGGCTGGCAAATTCTAATGAACCTTGTGGAACTGGACCCACAGGGAAATCACCGCACAGCTAAAGGCTGGCGCAACCACCCCGCCGTTAAAATGTGGCGGGGCCACGAAGGCGCTCTTCTTGTCTACATAGTAAAAATGGTTATGGAGTGGGAGAAGCGCGGCTATAAATCCACTATAGCTGACAAAGCAATTACCACCTACATACAGGCAGTCAAGCTTGGAAGAATAACGGCCGAAAGCCACAGATATCCGGAATGGATGCGTGATAAAGACCTGTTCGACAAAATCGCATCAAGTCACCGATTAGCCCTACTTAACAAAGACTATGAGTGGTACTCACAGTTTGGGTGGCCTGAGGATACTGGCAAGCGACCGGAGTCTTATGATTACATCTGGCCAGTTTTGTAATTTACGGTAAGTTTACTGGAGTTGCCCATACATTTAATGTATGAGACGTAAAAAGATAATTGCTGACCCGATTTGGCTTATCTGGGAGGGTGATGACTTTCCCAGTAAATTTCATTCTGACTCTATAATTTTTTATTTAAATGAGCATATTTATTTAGAATCTGATGATATTGCTAAAAAATCTTTGGCCAGACAGCTTCAAAGGGAGGGAATAGCTACTTCTTTATTTGATGGCTACAACTTAATAAATTTGGCATGGGTGTCTAGAGCTGGATATTACTATGACGACGGGGATGAAAGATTTCCAATATATTGCAATGAATCTGACCCTAATTACGACTGGGACGCTACTTTTGTAGAGGTGCCATATGTTCTTTGATTCTCCAGAGTGGCATGAAGATGCTGAATGCTCTAAATATGAAAATAGAAATAAGATAAATAACTTTTTTGCCAATAAGCCGTCCCAACAGTGGGAAGCAAAAAAGATATGTAATCAATGTCCTGTTAGAAAAGACTGCCTTAAGTGGGCTCTAGACAACAAGCAGCTTTGGGGTATTTGGGGCGGTCTTGATTACAAACAAATAAGAAATACCCTATCCGTCAATTGGGACGGCCAGGAAATGAGATATAAAAGATTTCCTTTGTGCCCATATTGCAAAGCTAAAACTGACAAGCTAAAAACTGCAACAGTAGATAGACCGGAGGGCGGAAGGTGGTCAACAATGAAAATTGTACGATGTGATGACTGCCATTTCACTTGGCAAAGCAGGACTAGCGCCAATGCTGTAGATGCTTACCATTCTATAGAAATTAAGAAGAAACTTTTACAGAATAATAGCGAAGATTAGTTTTTAGTCTTTCATCAAATGGATTTAACTGACACGCAGTATTTCCATACTTTAAAGCTTGGTTATAATTGCCAATATAGTATGAGGAAATTGCTGCTAAGTCCCATGGGAGCCAGCCCCAGGCAAAATCTTCACATAAATAATCTAATGGTTTTTCTTTGATATCTAACGCTCTTTTAGCATACTCCAGGCATTGCTCCCAGTTTTTAGTCTCGTACATGTGCTGAGCAAGCTCCACTAAGGCCTCTCTTCTGTGGGGTGCTTCTAGGTGTGCTTTGGTTAGCCACTCTTTTCTTGCGTCTGGCTCGAGCTTTGCTAGGTATCTCATGGATGCGGCTCTTTCTGGCCCCCAAACGGCCGTAGGAAGCCCTAGGTGGCGTTTAAATTGCTCGGAGGCCTCTTTATACATCCCGTTAAAGTAAAGCTCTCTAGCGTAATAATAGGCGTTTCTATCATCATTTGGTGCCTCTGCAACTGCCATTGCCAGCAGCGGAAAGTACTGACCCCTAGACTTTGTATTGTCTGGGTGGTGATGTATTTCTAGGCCCACCCACCCTTGAGTCTCTTCTGTACTCCCATAGGTCTTTAATACTTCGTGGACTGGGTGAGTCCATCTGTAGCCTTTTCTAGCATGAATCTTATCGCCGCCGTATTGAAGGCCTGGAATTGTCTCCTCTGAATCAGTCCAGCTCCAAGTGTATTTATATCTAGGCCTAGTCCAATTATTTTTAAGGGCTTTTTCTAATTCTTTTTTCCAGCCTGGAAGTAAAATTTCATCCATATCCAAAGCTATGCAATAATCAATATCTTCTGGAATTGCAACTAAAGAAGCATTCCTAGCATCGTCAAATCGCCAAGGTCTAACTGCTACAGTGATTACATTTATTCCAAGTTTTTGAGCAGTTTCTTGAGTTCCATCTGTGCTCCCGGTGTCAGCGATTAAAAGATAATCAGCATCTTTAGCACTTTCATACCATCGCTCTACAAATTTTTCTTCGTTCAGCGCAATTGTATAGACTGCTACTTTCATTTACAATCCTAAAACGCAGATGTGTTCTCTAGGCTCATAACTGCCGCCTACCATCAATGTTAGAAGTCCTGGCTTAGAATTCATTCCAGCTCTATCTCTAAACCACTCACTTCCTGGGTCGGTGGTTGGAGCTTGTATCCATAAACGCTCGCCAATATCCATAGTTTTAAAGTTGTGAAAGTGTCCAGATATCCAAATGTCTGCTTGCCCTAAAGCTGTTTGGCCCGCAGCTTGCTGAGATAAATATCTAAGTGTATTATTCTGATTTGCTTGGTGTCCGTGGAACATTCCAATCATGGTTCCCTCAACATCTATTGTTAGTGTCTGGTGTCCGCTGCTCGGGTACCTAAATTCTACGTGAGATAGTTCTGAATTTTCAGCACAGATATCTTGAACAGCAGAAGCAATTTCTACGTTCCAACCATCAGCTGGGTCGGTAACAACTTGACGAGTTGCTTCATCGTGGTTTCCATTTATGACAGGAACTATTAACTTATCTACAAGTGGTGCAAAAGCTTTAACTTGAGCAAGGAGAAGGCGTCTAGCAACTCTGGTTTGCTCGGTTATTCCAAGGTCTGAAGCTGCTTGTCCTTGGAGTCTTCCATTCTGACTTGTAGTTCCCTCTACGTGGTCCCCTAGTAATGCTAGGCATATTGTTCCAGGGTTTATTCCAGCTTTAAGATTTTGTGAAAACCGATTTACAGCTTTTTCTGTAAGAGCGAGAATTCTATCTACAGATTGACCCGTTCCTTCACCGTTGGCTTTTTTACCAATCTGCTGGTCGCTAGGCGCAATAAGAAAAGCGCCCTCGCCGGTGGACTTTTTAGTTCCTTTAGCGGGACGCCACTTTTTAATGTGATCAACCAGTTGCTCTAAGTCAAGATTGTCAGTAGCCATATAGTTTGCTGGAACTATATTTACTCGAACTGACTCTAGCCACTCACCATCAAACTTTTGCCACTTACCTCTTCTCAGAGAAGTTACTGCCCATTCCGCTGGATTTAGTCCGAACTCGGTTAATACAGTAGTGGCGTCTACCATTTCGTGCTCTGGTCTCGGAGAGCCAACAACAAATCCGCCGCGCTGGCTGTCAATGTCCATCCTTGGACGCCAGTCTTCTGGTTGCTTAATAACTTTTGTATCTGACCCACTCACGCCAGGTGAGCGAAGTTTTTCTAGTCTTTCCGAGATTGACACTATTTGTTTCCTGGCTTTCTGTAGCAGGAGCAACGTTTTGCCTTGTGCCTGTCTACTGCGCTATTGCTTACATCAAATCCTTCGTCACGAAGCGCTTGCGAGATGCGTGAGTTCGGCACATACTCCGCGTCACCAGGACGAGTATTAATTACTTTGGTTAGATACTCTACGTCTTCCTCCGTAAGCCTTGGGCTTAATACGACAGACGCGAGCTTGCATAGGGTGGTGTTGTTGACATACTCGTCTTGAGCAGTCTTTAGTCGTTGGGCTAGAGCCATAGTCCTCTCCTTCAACCTTAGGTTGAAACTATGTTACTACAACAATGTAGTTTTAGCTTGCTTTTCGTAAAATTACTACCTGGTGTTTCTTCTCACAATCTCTTGCCAAACTAGGGACAACATGTTGCTTTGAGCAGACTGCACAGATATAGTCTTTTACATTAGCCAATATTCAGTTACCTCAATCTAAGGGTATCTCCCTTAGATTCTATTTTCTCATTCTGCAGAAGGTTCTTTTACTTTTTCTTCTGTACTATTTAGTCCAGCTTCTGCTCGAAGTCTTTCGGCTTCAGAGAGGGCCTTTTTAAGATTATTTGCTTCAAGCATTTTTGGAAATTGACCTGAAAAATTATAATCTCCGGAATGGGTGATTTTAACCCAAGGAGCCGACCAAACTTCTCCACCTATGTTTTGCCACATTCTGCAAAATGCATAGTCTTCCGACAAAAGAATTCCTCCTTCATCAATAAAAGTAGTAAAGTACTCGGTTACCATGTCACCAAAAGCAATTCCAGTGTTTCCTACATTGTTATTTTTATACTTTTTACAGTGAGGCTCTAAATCCTCAAAAACTTTTCTAGTAACAAACATCATGCCAGTTCCAATGTCTTTTACCTTAAATGGTTGGTTTACATCAAATTGCTGGTCTTTTTCTGGCAAAAGATTTATGGCAAAATATCCCGAGTAGGCTTCTAGTTCTTCTGCTTTTTTACCAACTAAAGCTGCAATTCTAACGTTTTCCCAGTTGATGCCTTTCATGGGGTAGATAGCGCCAATTAAATCTTTTCCAGACTCAATCATTTTTAGTACATCATCTGCGTCCCAGCCGTGGTCAGCATCTATGAATAGAAGCGCTTCGCAGTCGGTACTCATGAACTTGTGTACAAGAGTGTTTCTAGCTCTTGTAATCAAGCTCTCGTTTCCCACTGTTGTAGTAGAAATGGTGTGACCGGCCTGAGATAGCTTTACTATTAGATTTTGAAGACTAATTGTGTACGGATTTTTTGCTATTCCTCCATACATGGGAGTTGCAATATATAATTTCATAATAACCTATCCTATACCACTAACTAGGGTGAGTAGAACCTTGCCGCTGTGGCAAAGTCAGTTTGTTCTCCCATGAAAATTTCGTGAGGGGCTAAAGCGATTCCATTTACAATTGCCCTGTTTCCATTTCCAATAACTTCCAGACCTCGGTCGGCAAGCTTTCTGTGGAATCCAATTTGAGTGACTGGTCTTTCTCCTCTGGAATCTGACCATATCTTATATCGCTTGTATAGAGTATTTACATTTACACTCTCTCCGGCGACAGTCTCTTCCTCCATGAAAGCACCAATTCTGTCTTCATTCTTCCTATAGATTTCGTGTGCATTTCTAACTGCTGTACACATTTCTAGGGGGTTCTGCTGGCTAAATGTAGAAGCTAAATACTTAACCGCTCCTTCGACAATCCAAGCTAAAACTGCTGGTAGCGCCCCGTCTGGGTCAGCAAGATATTTTTTGAGTCCAGGGTCTGGCTTAGCTGGCTTATTTGTTAAGGGTACTGGAAGCAAACGACGCCACATGGCATCATCGGTAATAATTGGCCTGTGGTTAGTAGATATCCAAAGCTTTCCAGTAGACGTAAACTGAATTGGCTTTTCTCCTGGAGAACGACCTTGAATGGTTCCGGACCCAGTCAGCTTTTTAACTTGGTTTTCTTTTATACGCTCATTCTCCGGCAACTCATCTACCCAAATCATTCGACGACCGCGAAGTTCTGCCATGTGGTATTCGTCGGTGTTGCTCATTCTGTCGCCAAGTGCTAAAACGTTGGAATCTAGCGCCCAGGCGTGCTGAGCTTTTCCTAATGCTTCGAATATGGTTTCAATAAATGTGTTTTTACCAGAACCGGGAGGGCCATAAATTAAAAAGACTACGTCTTGATTGTTAAGACCTGTGGCAGTATATCCAACTGCTTTTTGTACCCAGTTTATGTATTCTTGGTCACCATTGAATGCTTCATTCAAAAAGTTTGTCCAACGAACATTTGTAAGGCCTTGGGTATATGAAATAGGAGAAACTCTAGTGATGTGAGATTCTATATCGCCGCGCTGTAGTGCTCCAGTTCTTAAATCGACTACACCATTTCTTACACCAAGCAAATAGGGGTCTTTGTCCCACTCCTCAAGGTCCATAGTTATTCTTGGGTCAGTGGTGGCTTGCTCGATAAGGGCGTTTATTCTGCCATTTGATTTAGCAGAATTTGCCCATTTAACTAGCTCGCCGCCGCGGGGGTCATCAGCGCTTTTTAGTTCTGCAACTTCTCTAGCAATTACCGTAGAAACTGATTTAGCAATTTCTCGGATTTGAGTCATTTGTCCGTCTGGTTTCCAATAATTTCCGTTCCAGACAAACCAACCAACGCTATCAGTGTGGCGAATAGTTGAACCAAAAGAATCTACTAGTCGTCTACCATTTCCGACATCAGTTAGGCTTCGCCCTCCAGGTCTTCCACCTGCCTCGGTGCTAATAGCGTCCGGATCTTTTGGTAAATCGAGATTTCCACCAGAAGTAATATCTTTAATTGACCTACCTTTAGCTGCCAATGATGCAACTTGGTCTCCTACCGCATTTGCAGATTCATATACCTCTAAAGAGTCTTCATCAACAACTTCTGCACTATAGGTGTAGTTAAAAGATGTTGAGGGGGATGGAGACTTTACAAAGTTTTCCTGAGCTTTTTTGGCCCACTCCATTCCGTTCTCTGGAATATAGTCTTTTAGTCCATCCCACCATTTTTCCCAAACTGGATTGTCTGCCACAAACTCGATGGCACGCCTGGTGTGCATCAATAGTCCGTTACTACCTTCAACGTCTAGTGGTGGTCTTACCATTTCAGCGTTAAACTTAAGCATCATTGCTTCTACAGAAGTTCTTCCGGCAGTGTCGGTACCAAACTTGTTAGCCAGAGCACATGCTAACTGGTATAAGCCAACAGCTCTTCCGCCCTCATCAATTCCCTCTTCAAGAATCTTGTCTATGTCAAGTTTATTTCCAGTGCTACCAAAATTTAAATCACGAAGAAATTCCCAATCGCTTGTTTCATAATTGCTTCCACTATATTTTCCTTGACGCTTTAGGCTTCTCGCTCTTATTACATTTAAAAGATCTTCAGGAGCCTCTGCAATTTCAATCTCCCAGGGGGCGTGACCGGGCTTCCACTCGTAGCAGTGACCTGTCGAGTGTCTAGACGGTGCAACAAGAACATATCCGTTGTGTTTGAGGTCTATTCCGTCTAATCCCTGAGCCTTGAAACTCCCAATAAATTTTTCATTTGGGTCGCACCTATAAATAAGGTGTTTACCTCTCATGGGGCCGGTTTTTGTTGAGTACTCTCCAGTAATTGCTTCTACGGTTTTTGGTAAATTTCCATTAGCTAATTCTTCGAGTTTAATTAAGGATTCGTGACCTCCGTGGCGAGGGTCAACATCTATAACAAAAAATCCAGAGTCTTTTGCAAAAATTCCAATGTTGTAATCTGGATTTTCTGTCCACCAATTTTCAATTTTAGCTAGGTCAGTAGTGGCATCTTTTTGCCCATTGGTAGACGATGGGTGCTTTGCATTTTCTTTTGATTCTTTGTGGGTTTTGCCACATGTACACATGCCATTTTTATCGATACCATGCACTGGCAATACGTGCCAACCCTTTTTTGCGTACCAGGCGGCTCCAGAAGCCAGTCTTCCTTCTGCGCTCTCCCAGCCTGCCACTATATGCTTCTTTCTAAGCCAATAAAAAACTTCATCTAAATCTCCAAAATAATACACCCTAAAACAAAAATAGGGCTAAAAATTCAAAATATTTTTAAAAATTTAGACAAGTGTCAATTTAATGAGCCATACTGCCTAAATAAGAAAAACCTTATTAGGTTACAATAGATGAAGCAAATCTAATTACTTCCTCTCCTAGGACCAGTATACATGACTTCTGAACTACTACTAGCCATTAGCGCAACAATAACGGCGTTTGGTGTTTTAATCGGCTCTCTAACTGCAATATATAGAATTGCCAAAAGAATAGATGGGGCAGTTGGTCTCGATAAAGAGGGAAGAACTGTCTCAGAAAGACTAGAAAGAGTAGAATATCAGCTTTGGGAAAATGGCGGCAGTTCCCTGGCGGATAGAGTAAGTAATATTGAAAAGCACGTTGTTAAAGTTTCAACTGAAATAGAATTTATCAAAGATATTACTATGGGAATTCAAACTGCTAATACTGATATTGCCCCACTTTCAAAACCAATTATTAGAAAATCAAGAAAAAAAGCTAGTTAGAAAAACTATCTCCCCAGGTTCCACCATTCCTAAGTTTTATAATTCCTTCTACCCATTGGCCTGACTGTCTAACATAGGCAGTTCCATCTACCCATGCGGAGCCATTCCAAATTTTTGCGTATCCTCCACCCGCTTCGACAGTTATTGTTAAAGTGTTAGTATTGATGGTTTCATTTGACCCATTTGTTGCTCTAACTGCAAAATTATAAGTTCCTGGCGTTGTGGGGGTACCTGTTATTGTTCCAGTTGATGAATTTAAAGATAGTCCTGGTGGTAAGGAACCGCTAAAAAGCGAGTAAGTTACTGTAGGACCGGCCGATACGGAAACCCCGTCCGAGTACGACACTCCCTGAGTAACTAAACTTGTTGCTAATATTTGGTCTGCCCATGACAAAGATGAATCCAAAATATTAAAAGAAATTATTTGCGTATCGCCAGCAACATTGTCTGAATTTCTTGGGGTAGCAGTAATTGCGTAGCTACCAAATCCAGTTGGAGTTCCGCTAATTGTTACTGTAGTTCCAGTTGTTCCAGAAGCGCTTAGGCCCGGTGGCACTCCCGATATGCTCCAAGATGTAGTCCTGGCTGCAGTGAAGGTAGAGCTATAAGAAACTCCTTTTCTTCCACTCGATAAGGTTGTATCTGTCCATGACGGTAAGGCTTGACTAATAGACCAGGTGCCAGTGCTGCTTGCATTTCCACCTGGGCCTAAGGCAGTAACTGAAACTGAATAGTTACTGGTAGAAGTAGCTCCAACTACTCCCGTAATCTCAGCGTAAGACCCGTAATCGGTTAAAGAAATTCCAGGAATAGAGGTGCTTAAGCTAAAGCTAGACCCGCCAATACCTAGAGTGGAGTTTGTATTAGTTGCAGCAATATACTCATAAACTGAATCTCCAACTTTGTAGGATTGATTAGATACTCCATCAGTTATAGAGGCTGGACTATAAGCAACTGACCATTGAGCATACAATGTAGTAGTTGCTGAAACGTAATATGGGTCTCCTGCCGGCCCGGCGAGTGTCCCGCCGGAAGCTGCTGTGTACCATCCGTTGAAGTTATAGCCACTTCGGGTAGCGCTTGGTAGCGAGGTAAACGTTCCACTATCTGCGTCTACAGAGGAGCTAGAGGCGGTTCCACCATTTCCGTTGAATGTAATTCTATGTACATGCGGAATGCTACTTATAGTTGCTGTTGCATCTCCCAGAAGGCTGTGTGAGGCAGAAACGCTAGCGCTGATTGTAGAAGCATCACTATGTCTAACGTATCTGTTAAATCCACTCCAAATTGGTTGATACTGGGGCACCGCTCCAGTGGTAAACGTAAATGCCCAGGAACTATCGCTTCCAGTTGGAGTTAGTGTTCCATTTACGTTTGTTACTCTTCCATTTGGAACGTTATATGATCTTGGTGAGCCTGTGCTTGTCGGGGCGTTGTTGACTGACGTGTGCTTTACACCAGTAGCAACAACATTTACTACTGTTCCAGTAACACCACCAGAAGTTTGAAAACTGGTAGTTATATCTAAATCTATAGAATATTGAGGACGTAGGCTAAAATTAGCTCTTACATAATAAGAACCCATTTTACCCTACCTAATCTTTTTAGAAGCTAATCCAGATATCTCCAGTATTTGGGCTGGATGGAGCTGTTGTTCCTACATATATTACAGGGTAAGAATTACCAGCTTGATAAAAAGCATATCCACCAGACAAAGAAATTGAGCTTCCAGAAATATTTACTGGTGTAGTACCTGAATAAGCTCCAACTCCCGTGGGGCCAGTTGGACCTGTTGGACCCTGTACACCTTGTGGACCAGTAGCTCCAGTAGGGCCAGTTGGGCCGGCAACAGTGCTAGCAGCTCCAGTAGGGCCAGTTGCTCCTTCGGAGCCTTGAACTCCTTGTGGTCCAGTAGGGCCAGTAGCTCCAGTAGGGCCAGTTGGGCCGGGAACTGTACTTGCAGCGCCTTCCGGCCCAGTGGGGCCAGTGGGACCTAAAGAGCCCTCTGGTCCGGCGGGGCCAGTGGGACCAGTAACATTGCTATCTGCTCCAGTAGGACCGGTTGCTCCTTCAGGTCCTGTAGGGCCGGTATCTCCTTGGGGTCCGGTGGGGCCAGTTACTTCGCTATCGGCTCCAGTCAATCCTATTGGGCCGGTTGGACCAATCGGGCCGGTTGGACCAATAATTGGGCCAGCATTATTCCAAAATACTCCTGTCCAAATGTAAAGGCAGCCATCTTCTTCTACAATAAAAGCATCATTAATTTGGTTGCCTTCGTCTGGCAATGACTCTACATCTGGAGAATTTGAAACTATATTTAAATTAGCTCCAGGCGCCCCCTGAGGACCCTGAGGAACCTCAAAATCTAAAATAACTACTGAACTATTGCCAGAATTGATAACATTTGCCGAACCAAATGCTACTGGGGTTACGTTTCCTATATTTACAGTAATTGTTGGGCCAGTAGGTCCAGTCGGTCCTGTTGGGCCGGGCACTACTGATGTTTTATTTGCTTCCCAGTAGGTACCATTCCAGGTCCATGATTGAGACCCACTTGTAAACACCTGCCCTATTAGCGGGTTATCTGGAAAATTTATTGTTGGCATAGTTTTATTTGACCTATCTCAATCCTCTAGCTAGAGCATCTATTTCTATATCAGTTAGCCCCAGATTTTTTAACTTTTGTCGGGCTGATTGCGGTGCCTGCTCTGCTAAAAGTTCTTGTTCTGTTTTTGTCCTAAGTGCCCATTTTTGCTTATAAATTCCATCAATAAGTTCTGGAAATTGCTCCTCTAAAACCTCATTTTCTTGTGGTTGAGGTGGAGTAACCTCTTCTACTTGAGTCCAACCCTCTGGCAGCGAGTCTCCTGCGTTCCAATTTGGATGCTGAATATTTATGTCACCAATAAATCTTGGGTAATTATTTTGAGGGTCTATAAAAATTAACATTTATTGTCCTAAATACGTAACTGTTGATGTTCCACCAGATTGAACCACTGAGAAAGATGAAGCACTAGAACCTATGCCAGAATTCATGTATGAGACTCCATCGGTAGAAACTGAAATACTAGAAGTTGAATATCCATATCCCTCGGTGTCCTCTGCAACGTTATAAGATCCGTAGGTTCCAGTCGGTATTGAATCATCTCCTAAAACTTTTATAATTCCTTGTGTTCCCATTATAGCTATAGTTCTGTCTGTTTTAGATGTAGATATTCTTAGTCCGCCGGCTAAATCATTAAAATTTACTGTTTTTTGTGGAGTACTCCCCAAAAATCTTGTGTAGCCAGCGCCCTTACTATATGGAATATAGTTGTCATATATAGAATACATAGAAAGATACAAAAAATTACTGGCATCATAGCCAACTGTTCCATAGGCAGAGTCTAAATAACCTCCAGTGGAAGTGGCTACTAATGAAGAAATAGCAGATCCACTTGTGTTAAATTGAATTAAAAAATTTACTCTTGGGGTTAGCTGAAACCCGGATACAACTACTTGATTAGTGGATGAAGATCTTGCTACCGACTGAGAAAAAACATAATTCGATGTCCCTAAAGACAATCTACGTTGGAAAATAATATTTCCAATATAGTTTAGCTCAATTAAATGACTATCAAGTGTTGTTCCGTTTGAAATATATCCCGTTGCGCTGACTTTACCTGTAACATCAGATTCTATGCCAGTAAACTCTATATTTACTGTAGAAGTTCTAATGCCCCACACTACCGAACCGTTTGACGCATTTAGGGCGGCTATGTGACCATAGCTTCCATTTGTACCACAAACATAAATTTGATTAGCTGCGCTATCTACAGCCAAAGATTGCCAAGAAATTCCAGTTCCAATTGTTCTTTGCCATCTAGCATTTCCATTTGCATCTAAAGATGCAACAAAACTACTATTTCCAGCTATATAGACATTTTGACTGGTATCTATTCCAAATCCCTGCTTATTTCCAGTTCCGGAAAATTGTACTCCCCAAACAACATTTCCATTTTTATTTAATTTATACGTGGTTCCATAGCTTTGTACATAGGTTGGGCCATCGATAGTTGTAACTGCTGACCCATATCCAGATCCAAGGCCAGTTGCTATAAATTGCAGAGGCTTCGCAGAAGCTGCCCCTAATAGTGCCATACTGTGAGCCATAAGTTATCCTAAGTCTCCAGCCAAAACATATGTATTTGTTGCTATACATTTAATAGATGCTACTGCATATTGACCACTAGTTTTTAATAAAGAATTTTTACTATAAAGAGTAATTCCTGTATCAGCAGAAAAAGTTATTTGAGAAGCATTTGTTTGGATAAAATCAACTTGTTGTCCAATAGAAAGTCCGGTAACTGTAATAGTAATGGCAGCAGAATTTGTAATTAACTTTCCTGCATCTGCGGACGTTAAAGATCTACTTGTTCCAACAGACTCGATTGTTTGCGTAGAATCAAATCCTCCACTCGAACCAGTGGGACCGGTGGGTCCTGTGTCTCCTGTCGAGCCAGTGGGACCGGTGGGTCCTGTGTCTCCTGTCGAGCCAGTGGGACCGGTG